CGCATTCCTACATTGGGAGACAAAATGGCGTCACGTGCCGGACAAAAGGGAACCGTGGGTAATGTCATTCCTGAACGCGATATGCCCTTTACTAATTCCGGAATTCGACCCGATTTGGTGATCAATCCCCACGCAATTCCTTCTCGAATGACAATCGGACAACTCGTTGAATGTATTATGGGGAAAGCATGTGCATTGCAAGGCGGATTCGGTGATTGCACAGCATTCAATAATAAGGGACTCAAAGTAGGTGTGTTTGGAGAAATGTTGACAAAACTCGGGTATCATTCCAATGGAAACGAAATATTATATGATGGCATGAACGGTATGCAAATGGAATCGGAAATATTCATGGGACCCACTTATTATATGCGTTTGAAGCACATGGTTAAAGACAAGGTCAATTATCGCGCTCTTGGACCTCGAACTTCGTTAACAAAACAATCCGTTGGTGGAAGAGCAAACGACGGTGGTTTACGTATTGGTGAAATGGAACGTGATACGGTGATTTCTCATGGTACTGCTGGATTTTTACAAGAGTCTATGATGGACCGCGGTGATAAATATTATATGGCGATTTGTAATCATACTGGAACCATTTCAGTGTATAACCCTGCACAAGACCTATTTATGAGTCCTATGGTCGATGGGCCTCTTCGTTTCGTAGGCTCGCTAGAAAATTCAGATGAATTACGTTTAGAGCATATTACAAAATACGGTCGTTCGTTTAGTGTCGTCGAAGTGCCTTATAGTTTCAAACTTCTTATTCAAGAGCTCCAAACCATCAATATACAAATGCGTGTTATTACCGAGGACAACATTAATCAAATTACGGAAATGTCGAGTGGAAACAATGTGAAACGTTTATTGGGCGAAGACAAGAATGTTCGTTCGATCATTGATATGATACGTGAAAACATTCGCAAAACAACAGGAGAAAAGATATTTACTCCGGACGATGCTTTGTTTACTGCTACTCCTGATGAAAAATCGGAAAGCTATCATCCAATTAGTCCTGATGAAAAATCGGAAAGCTATCATCCCATTAGTCCTGATGAAAAATCGGTAAGTAATCAATCCGATGAAGAGGAAAGTATGGAATTTATACCGGCTTCGCCTAATACACCTCCTCCTGGCGCAAGACCTCCTTCACCTGATACGCCTCCTTTTATTGCCCAACAACGTGCAAAAGAAGAATCCGAAAAGATAAATTTACCACGTGGTTATGCAATTGATACTCCTTCAACTGACGATAGTTTCATCCCGCCTCCACCTATGGAAGATGATGAAGTAGAGGATATAATCAAAGGAGGTAAATTATGTTTAAAGGACGATGTGGAAAACCCAATACGTATATGGAATGTAAAACACGTAGGTGACAGATTTGTTACTGTGCAAACGGATGATGATCTTGGTATCAGTCGTGAAGATATGGTCCGTGTAGTTGATCGTGATCAAATATGTTCCATGGAAGAAGCCCAACGTTTTTACAATGATTTGCATAGACAAAAAGAACCTAATTTTTCATCATCTACTCCAAACGCCAATATGCCACCCATTATTATTGCTCCGAAGTTTTTCAATGGAAACGGCAGTGATAATTCGGTAGGTGGTTTAGAGGACATGGCCATTCCAAATAATATTGCACCTCAAAACAAAGAAGTATCAATAGTAGAGCCAACTATTAGTGAACCAGAAACTATTTCGAATGTTGTCAATAGTGGCGAAATTAATTTTTCTGATGGCTTGAAAATAAAAAAATTGGATAGTTAAAACTAATTTCTAATATTATTATAAATGAAACATAATAATACTAGGTCTAAAAAAAACGAAAAACATAATAAAACATTTAAAATGAATTGTCATCCAAACAATAAGAATCGTTTGCATAAAAATACATGTTATAGTCCAGATGCGATGATTGTTATTCGAGATGCATACAACAATAGCCATGAAGATACGATCACTAGTGAGAATCCCAAAACAATATACAAACAGTTGCGCAAGCGTTTGACTCATTGCGAACAAGAGGATTGTTGGATGGATGTTATCCAAGACCCTTCTGTTCGTGTGGAATTGGATAATCTCTTATTTGCACCCGATAGTCCAAAAAGTTGGAATCAAGATCCTTATGAATGGTTGTCAAATTGGGATATACGGGATGTGCTAAGACAATATGAAATGTCTCATCGAGATTTCAAATTAATGGGACCTTCTTCGATTGACTATGATACGAAATTGAACGATGGAAAATGTGTTTGGGAGGACATATGTCGTTTATCATTGAAAGATTTATTACATCATGGTAAACGTAAATTAGGTATTGTGTTTAATTTAGACAAACATAATCAACCGGGTTCTCATTGGGTTTCGTTGTTTGTCGATTGCGATCAAAAATTCATATTTTATTACGATAGTTCTGTGAAAAATACTCCCCCGGAAATTGATCGTTTGATACACGAAATCAAAACACAAGGCGAGAATTTAGAAAAACCTATTCCGTTTGAAATTATTAAAAACAAACTATCCCATCAATCCACAAATACTGAATGTGGTATGTATTGTTTGTTTTTCATTATTACCATGTTAACAGAGAAATTACATAAAAAAGCACACTTAGAAATGTATGGTGGTGGCGGAAAACGAAACAAAAAATTATCAAAGGAAGAAAAAATAAAATTATTTACTACTTACGGATTAAACGATCGTTTAATGAAATCTTTTCGTACTATTTATTTCAATAGTGCATAATTATTTTATGCTTATACTATAACTAAAATGAAGAAATATACAAGACAAAATAGAAATAAACGTCCTAAGAAAAAGAGAACACTTCGCAAAAGAAAGGGTGGAGACAATAAAAACGTAGGCGCACACTTCATATTTGAAAAAATGCATACGAGTCCAAATATACGTGCCCGTGTGTTTGTTAAAAACAAACCGAAAATGCCCACCAGTATTATCGATTTCGGTGCTTTATCCAAAATGATTAACCATTATGTACAAGAAGTAAATGAACAAATATCGGTTATGAAAGAAGGCGATAAAAAAAATAAAAAAATGGTCAAAACCATCAATTTCTACATGGACAACGCGCAAATACCTATTTTCCAATAATTATTTAATTGTGCAAAATAATTAAATAATTGCAAACATAGTCTTTATATGTCTCTTTACATTCACCAAGAAAACCAAAAATTATTATGGGATTCCATTCATCAATATCCATTGTTCCAATCGTTCAATAATCAAGATCCCCAAGTAAAGGAACAATGGTTTCGTAGTGTAATCGAAAAGTTCTACGATAATAACCGCTTCAAAATATTGTCTATAAAAGAAGTACAACAATTAAATCGCGAAACAATATTGTATATGATTGAAGCATTAAAACAAAACACGCAACGTACTCCAAATGTAAATCAATCGCCCATATCTTATTCAAATTTACCATTTGAAACAAAGGACGCTTCTCGAGACGCTATTATGGAAAGAAAACAGACTGAAATACAATCCAAATTCACACTTCGACAACAAGAATACAGTTCTATGTTGCAAAACGGTCCGTCGTTCGAAATCGATTTTAGTGAAAAACAACAAGACGATACTCCAATTGAAAATATGGAAAACCTAATGCAAAACGTAATGAAACAGCGAGAATACGATCTAACAGAAACGCCTAAACTTCAGGTCATAGATTTAGGAAAGAAAGTAACCTTTGAAGAAAATTCGAATATTGGTATTTCACAAAATTCGCCAGATTTAAAAGAATTCATGACAAAAATGAATGAAAACATAGAATCTTTAAAGGAGGAGATTCAAATGCTACAAAAGAAGAATAATATTGACAACATTTTGTCCCGTATGAAAAAAATATCATCCCATCAAGAAGAAGAAGCAAGTAATAAATGATTATTGGAAAAAACTTAAAAATTTGTCCTTATATTTTCCTATAAACATGGATGAATGTTTTAAGTGTTCTACAATCAAGTTCTTAGCTAAACCATATCATAATATCGAAATCATACCTCTAAAGGATCATCATGATTACGGTGTGTGTGTAATGAATGTTAAGAAAATGAAACCCATTCAAAAGCCAATTTTGTTTCATTTCATGATTGATGTTTCTGGTTCGATGTCTGATGTCACCGAAAGAGGTCGAACAAAAATGCAATTGCTTATTCATACATTAAGCAATATGATTCGTTATTTTGCAAGTAATTATGAAAATATTTTTATTCAAGTCAAAGGATTTGATAATAAAATACACAGCATTATTGAAAAAACATTGGTTTCTAAAAGGACTGTAAATCGACTTATACACAGACTAAAATATCTAGAACCTTTGTTGACCACTGATATTGGTTTGGCTTTAACTACCATGCGTATTGATATGCAAAGCAATATGAATATGGAACAAGTGGGTATTTTTCTTACCGATGGAGAAATCACTTGTGGAGAAAATGATGTAGATAGCTTATTACGTTTGATTCCTCAAAACGTCAATTTTCATTTCATTGCATTAGGTCATTTACATAATGATTATTTGATGCATCGTCTAGGACATTGTACTGCTTATACAAACAATTGGTTCATTAATGAATTAGAACAAGCCGGCAACATATACGGTGAAATTTTATATAACGAACTACATAAAATTTTTGATAATGTGTCATTGCACATTGATAACGGGTTTCTTTTTGATTACTATAAACAGGAGTTTGTAGAGGAATTATTTTTAGGAAACATTTTTGGAGAAACAGAGAAGCATTTCCACATCATCACGAGTGATTGTGATAGCTGTGTTGTGGAAATAAGAGGAAAAAACATAGAAAATGGTGAGGATTATACATATAAAATTAACGATATTCCCCCGTTGATCGATTTACATTCAAGTGAAGATATCAATCTTATTTACACAAAACCGTTTTTTCTGGAAATCCAGTTTTGTCGCTTGATTACCCAGATTTATATGGGAAAAGCTCGTAGAGAGCTTAGTTGTTGTAAACCACTTCACGAGAATATATTTCCTGCACTCATCGATCCTACTTTGTTAACCCTTGAAAAAGAGGAGTTTCGGAAAAAAATATCTAGTTATTTGGAATTTCTAGAACAATACATTGAAATGAACCGTCTGGAGGAAAACGAGTTTATCACTTGTTTATGCGATGATATAAAAATTGTTCTCCAAACGCTTGATGGATCAAGTCTATTGAAATATGCTGGTATACGTGAAGACAATCAAGGACAACAGCGAACCAATAATGCAGTCGTATATATTCATCAGGACGATTTGGTATTACCCAATAATAGTTTTACCCCCATTATAAGACGTGTTTCTACAACTCCATATCGAACACCAGGTCGTTTGGATCTTATGGACAGTTTAAGTCAAGATCGTGAGGATAGACCATTGTATATTGATACGGATTATGAGGAAAGCAATGATTCTGAATATAGCACTCCACCGCCCATACGTAGAAACAGCAATAGTTTTCAAAGTGCGGATCTAAATATTTAATTATTTTTTATTTGTAAAAACGATGCCAATACAGATTTGTTTTTTTCGGCATATTGTTGGCTTTGTAATTTTGCTTGATATTCACGTTGCATTTGTAGTTGCTTTTTTTGTTGTTCTTTTTGATTTAATATTTGTTGTGCTCTTTCCTCTTCTATCGGATTTGTGTCCTGTTGTCCCCTGGCACGATTAAATTCATCGACAGTTCGATATGTTTTTATTTTATGAATGTCGTTTTCGCTCACTGAAAACACTGTTTCGTCCTTGTGTACTTTTCGTAAATCATCGTATTTTAATTTTCCAAAAGGATCACTCGAAACATAACTATTATCGTCATCTTCATCATAAAAAGAGGTGCTACCATTTGTTTGCATGATATTTTGAACTCCTTGGTATTTGACGATTCCGTGGTTTTTTTCTTTGATTTGTTGAAAAGCAGTATCAATATTATTTGATCCGTTTTGAGGTAAATCATAGTCCGACTTTTCGTCGCGAAACCATGCGTTTTTGCTTTCGTCGGGTTTATGAGACATATTTTCTTCAAACAGTTGGTTGAATTTGTTTTGAAAGGTTTTGTTTTTCATTTTTCCGATTTGTTCGTTTATATTTTTGGAAGTGGTCTCATGATGGATGTCTTCGTTGGGCCTATAAACAGTAGATTCTTTCGATACGCTTTGATTTTGTTTTTCCTGATGAATATAAAATTGGTAAATCATTTCGTAGGCTTTTTTGTAAAAGAGGAAGTATTTAGCATCCATGCGTGATTTATCGGGGTGAAGCATAAGAACCTTTTTTTTAGCGCGTTTCATATCTTCCAATTTTAAATCATATTGTAGATCAAATAGACCCAATAATTCTTCTAAACTATAACTATTGATATCTAGGTTATGGTTTTGACTCATTTATACATTAGAAACATATTTAGGAGGAAATAAGGGCGCATTCTAGAAAATTGAAAGGTCTATTATTGAATTCAAATAGGCACTTTTATATCAGGAAACAGTATAGCAAATTCAAAATGCAAATCTTCGTTAAAACTTTGACCGGCAAGACCATCACTTTGGAGGTGGAACCCAGTGATTCTATTGAAAATATCAAGCAAAAGATTCAGGACAAGGAGGGTATTCCTCCTGACCAACAGCGTCTCATCTTTGCTGGAAAGCAATTGGAAGATGGTAGCACTTTGAGTGACTACAACATTCAAAAGGAGTCCACTTTGCATCTTGTCCTTCGTTTGAGGGGTGGATCGCATAGTGACGAGTGCTTGTCCTTGTTCATCCCTTCTGTTTATTCTAACATTCGTGAAAAGGACATCGCAAAGACATTCCGTAGAATGAAGATTGGTAAGGTGAATCATGTAGAATTGGTTCCTCAGAAAAGAGGTGACGGAAAGACGAAACAAAACCGTGCTTTTGTTTACTTTGACTACCTATTTGAATCAAAAGAAGCCGAAGATATGATTAGTGATCTTGAACAAAATGAATCCTGTAAACTCTTTTACTCAAAAAACACCCATGTCTTTTGGGTTCTGATTAAGAACCGTGGTGGAAACGGTTACAAGGACATGAGTTCCTTGAAGACACTCGAAGATAGTGGACCGATGACCTTGAGCGAATTGGACGTAAGTTCCATTACATCTGTAGACGAAGACGCCGAATTCGATAAATTCGTAGAGTCAATTGAAAACCTTCAATATGATGATACAATGCAATTTGTATCTTCTGATTATGCACAGCAACTTGAAAACCAGCTTTATATGTTGCGTCATAATTATGCAATGATGCAGAATTATTATATGCAAATGTATCAGCAACCGATTTATGCTTAATTTATTTTGTAATCTCTCTTAACTAACATTCTTTTTATTGTAAAAAGAATGTTTGTGTTTGAACAATATAAAGATTTTTTCATGAACTCAAATATATATGTTTTTATTCTATCTTACATTTTTAATTTTTCTCCCCTATGGAACTAGCTTTCAGTCCATGATAAATCGAAAATGTAAAATACCCATTTTAAACTTTTTAGACTTAGAAATTCCTACTATGACTATTACCATATCAAAGGAAGAAAAACCAAAACACCCACCTAAATTATGTAAACATTGCATACACTATAAACCCACATTGTTTAAAGGAGAATATGAAATAGGTAGTCATGCTGCTACTTGTGCAAAATTTCGTGAAATGAATTTGGCTTCAGGAGAATATGAATACGTTAACGTAATGGAAGCACGTAGATCATCAAAATATTGCGGTCAAGAAGGAAAACATTTTGAAAGTCGTGTGTATAGAAATCCACATTATTCCTATGACGATGAAGAAAATGAAGAAAATAGAAAAAAAGAATAAAATATTTGTTTATTATATAGATGAAGAATCATCATGAATGCATAAAGCATAAAATGCCAACTAACGGTGACAAATGGACCTATACACTTATGACAACAGTGTTGTTTTTAATTATTGTCAACCCCATGACATACAAATTAGTACAAAGTCTTTTAGGTGGAATTTGTAAAATAGCCGATCCTAAAACAGGGTGTCCTACTATGTGTGGTATTATTGTTCACGCAATTGTATTTACATTATTATTACGTTTATTAATGGGTTAAGGTTTTTAAGAGCATTTTGTTAACATTAAAACAATATAAATAAATTAATACATTGATATTATAATGGATGATCAATGTATTGAACATAATATTGAATTAAACGACAAAGAACGTGCAGTATGCGATGCAAGTTTAAGTGAAGTAATACTTGATTATGGTGTTAAAAATGCAACCCTACTTTTTACTGTATTGGCAATTGTAATTATATATTACAATCTTTAGGTTGCATTTTCAATATGACGAATAAATATTAAATAAAACATTAAACTCATCATTCTTAAAAAATGTTTGTCATTACCCCTATACGCTTGTTCTATTTGTTTGTTTATTTTTAACTTTTTCTTTTCTTCTAATTCACTTTCTTTTTTTAATAAATAGGCTATATATGCTATATAAGGTATATCTACTTCATCCACTTCAAATGTAGCAAATTTATCGGATAGCGTATTTATATCTAATATTTCCTTTTTCAATGAATTTTCTATGGTTTGTACAATCATTTTTGAATGATAAAGAACTTGTAAATGAGTTGGTGTAGCTGGTTTTTTTAAAAAACAGTCTACCATTTGTAAAGTAATAAAAAAAAGGAAAATTCTCATATAATATAATTAAAAAATATAATTAGTCAGTATTTATATTTTTTGCATAAAGATTGTTTTTCGTTTACCTATATAAAAGAATTTCTTGTTTTACTTTATAAATGAGTGAACACGAAGAGTTCTTACCTCCTGCTCCGCCAGTAGAGATCAAAGAAGTAGAAATGGAACAACTCGTACAAGATGTCAAAACTCTTGGTTCTATTGTGCAACTCATTGTTGCTAGCAATGCTTCTTTAGAAAAATATAAAATGGATGTTTCTCCTAAAACCAAACTTATTTTAGAGAAACTATTGGGAGAGCATCAATATTTTGAAAAGGTGCAAGAATATATTCTGGCTATTATCAAGGATGATAAATTAGACGCCAAGGACGTACCTATTGTTATGTTATTATTGACTGAGCTGTATACACGTTTAGAGAGTTTTTCTTTGGACGATATTAAGAGCGAAGATTGTGCTAATGTGTTAAAAATCATTTTTGAAATAGCTTTGCAAGAAAAAGTGGTTCCTATTTCGGATGAAAATATGGAAGTCATTTCTTCTATTTTTAACATTATTGACACAAGCGTTACATTGATCCAAACCAAGAATAATTTAGACGAAGACGTTCCCTCTAAACAAGGATTATTGTATTGCTTGACGCATTATATTTGCAATATAGTGAAGGGCGATAAGAACGGGGATGAATAAACAGTAAATTGCGGACAATCCTTTGTGGTTCCTGATGAATAGGCTCTATTAATAAAGGACCCCGCGGTAATCTCTTATTTACCATTTCAACTATCCATTTTTCACTGTATACCAGACTGACAATGAATAAAATAAGACTTAAAAATACGTATATGTTTTCCATATTTGAATGAATTCAAAAAATAGATATTTTCATTTTTCAATTTTATATTTTTAGGAAAAAATATAAAACTTTCCTGATGAAAATATATAATGGCGTCTCTACCTATTTTGACATCCATTTCCTCGTGGGCGGATTTTGAGAAAATTTTACAGAGCAATCCCGGTATGATTATTATTAAGATGGGTGCAACGTGGTGTGGACCGTGTCAAGTTATTGAACCTATTGTAAAAGAATATTTTTCAAAAATGTCTGCGAATGTCCAATGTTATTCTTTGGACGTGGATGATAATTTTGAAATATATGGGCAATTTAAAAAAAAGAAACTAGTGAAAGGTATTCCAGCTTTGTTTGCCTATTATCCTGAAAATGACGATAATTATCCAGACGATTTTGTTAGCGGTGGAAACGAATTGCAAGTTAAGATGTTTTTTGATCGCTGTCTTGA